TGTCTACCACTAATATTACCCGCTGCCGAACTATCATACTCCAATACTTGGTCATTAACCATCTTATGAAGCATATCCATTATTTTTTCTTTAGCCCCTAATGCAGCCCTATCAATAGTTAATATCTTACCCTTAGATTTAGCTAACTCCCTATTAAGCATATACCGCACAATATCATAGAGGTTATCATAATTCTCCATCATTTGTTGCAGCGATATTGTGGTGCCATTCACTCTGCCATGCACATAGAAAATGTAAGATGAACTTAGAATAGTACTAGGGTCATCAATACTTCTTTTCTTAGGCTTCTTACGCATATTAATGTCAATGATACCGCCAATACGGGTAGCCTCATATTGCTCATCCATATAACGAGTAACAATCTCCCACCCTTCTTTAACGGCCTTACCATTGTAATACTCAGGATTAGCCTCGTATTTATCAGTGTCTATTTGAAAGCGTAAAGTTTTTTCGCTAGGGTCAACCATTAATTGATTAGGCGTTTTAGGAACTACCTTCTCATACATTTTAGTTACGCTGTCCCATTCGATATGAATAACATCACAAAGTAATTCACCGCCAACATAGCTCATATACCCTCTACTTAACCCATCAGCACCAATATAACGCTGCCAATTAGTGCGGGCATCATTTAGTTTATCTCTTTGTTCTTTAGTTAACTCATAGCGCATTAAAATCATGTGTACAGGCATAGCTATCCTGCATCCACGAATAGGGCTTTGTTCAGCGTAATCATCACCTTGTATAGCCTCAAAAATACAATCTCTAGGGTCTAACGGCCACAACTTAACTCTACCCTTCTCATCCAACTCCACCTTAGCAGCAGTATAATTAGTCAACTCTAAATTCCTGAAACATTCCCCCAACTTTTGCTTGGCATCTAATTTCTTAGTTTGCTGATTAATGATAATCTGCATTATATCCTCGCATTGGTCTTTAAATTCCATTTTCTGAAACGCTGTTTCATCTTCGGGAACTTGTATGCCTTTAGTGATGTCAACGCCCGTCATCTGCTTAATCTTTGCAGACTCATCCTTAGCTAACATTGCGCCCATTACAAAATCACGCTGTCTATTCTTTTCAGAAATAGACTGTGAGTTAACGGTTTCAACAGTTGACACTAAAGGACGTTTAATCCACTCACCATGAAGTAAGTCGATTTGAGTTCTGCCTAAGCGATAAGAAATAAAAGGTGATTTATCTAATGTACCGTAGCGTTTGGTTAGCCATGTAATAGCTAATGGGTCTTTTACTCCGTTATACCCATTCATTAAACGGGTCATTCGTGTGCGAACTTGGTTGTAAGATTTGAGTACGCCCTCTGCGTAGTCAAGCCACGTTTTCATCCAGTCTGCGTCCTTTTTGTATTCAGGGATGTCGTTTCTAGGTGCTATTGCATTTAATCCTGCCATTTTGGTCGATGATTATTGTATTCCCAAAAATAACATTATTTTGATAAAGGTTACAAGAAAGTTTTAAGTCTACAATCCAAACATATTCCTAAACAAGTTTTCATCTTGCTGAATATTCTTAATTGCATCTCCGCTATCCCCCTTTATTCTCATTCCGCCATTACCATCAGGAACAAATTGCGGCAAGCTATATCTATCAAGTATCTCTTCCTTGCTTAAATCCTTTATTACAGACTCACTGCTTACATTCTGCATCAAAGCAATCCCATAAGCATCCGCCAAGTCATTATCGCTTAATCTAGCACCCTCATCGTAACTCAATATCTCATCTATCAACTGAGGGAACTTAATCTTTGCAATATGGTTATTAACGTGAAACTGCATCAATCCTATCATGGCAGGTTTACTATAACTTGTTAACCTCACCCATTTAGTGTGCATCTGCTCACTTGCTAAACTCTCAAACTTCTTAGGTCTATCCGCCAAATAGCCATAACACCCCGCATTAGCAAAGTGTTCTAATATCGTATCACTCGCCACGTCACCCAACACCTGAGCGTGCATTTTGTAATAAATTGAAAGTTTTAAGCACAGGTCAAAGAATATCTCTTTTCTCTTAGGGCGGCAGCGAATAATAGCCACAGGGGTTAATGTTTCCCTATCTATTACACACATAGCCCCTAATGATTTACTACTCTTAGATTGGTCGGTATTGTAACTATCTATCCCCGCACAATATCTGTTGATAAAATTACCAAATGGATGCCCATCATCTAGGATATAAACAGCCTCACTCTCATCTTGCCCCTTTTGAAGTGGTATCATTTTAACCTCTAAAGGCTGCTTAATCATTCCTGTTTTGTCATCTTTTACAAATTCAGGTCTATAAAGGGAATATGGCAGCGCACTACCATTCATAATACTATCCCTTTGGATATTCAATAAAGCCGTGTCAAAGTTATTTACAGCCGTTTTACGGAATATTTCTTGCTCTGTTAATGGATTGTTTTGTACAAAGCGATTGTAAGCCACCAAATCGCCTATTTTGAGGTATTCTTCACGGCGCTTCATAATATCCTCTTCAGCAGCCTTTAAATCCTCTACACCAATTAATTGGTATGGTTTGTACTTCTTGAATAATTCCGAGTGTGCGGGTAGTCTTTGTTGTTCTAGTGATGCATTACCATAGTAGTAGAACCTGCGAGCATCTACTACCCATCTTTCTACGTTATTAGACCTACACCAATCCCTGCTATCTGATGACTCCCAAGCCTCTTTAAAATCCTTAGAACCCTTGTCAACCCTGCCGCCAGTTCCGTAAATGAAACAACTACCCACCTGCTTTTGCCCCGACATGAAGCAGTCTTTTGTAGCATCAAAGAACTCCAAAAAGTTCTCAAACTCCCCAACTTCCTCAACAACAACGTCATTTAAAAATAACCCTTTAAATAAGTTAGGGTCGCTAAACATGGTGCGGGTGTAAATAGAACTAGGTATGCCTTTTTCCGTCCATGTATTCAACTCATTCTTCTCTACCCATCCTTGGATAATTTCAGAGTCATTCATCTTTAATTTACCGATAAACAACTCAGGAGGTAATTGGCTCTCAGCAAATTTCCACTTAGTGATAAAATCTTCAATGGGTTTAGAATGCCCCGCTGCCACACCACCTTGCCATTTACTAGGTGAAAAGCGGTAACCGTAATCAATAATCATTGAGTGTGAAGCCTCTGAAATACCCCTACGACGACCTTTAGGTATCATTAAGTGCTTACCGTTCTTTTTACAGTAGTCGATGTAATAAGCAAGCTCTAAGTGTAAATCTGTATTGTCGGGATTAATAGCACCACGCTCAATAGTGTTCATGGTATTGAAATTCATATAGTAGTAGTAGCGGCCAGGCACCCATAAACCACCCGTTTGGTAGCCGTTGATTATGTAGTAGATTTGTTCGCTCCAAAATTGCTCCCACGCAGACGTGCCAATTACATTCGGGTAGTTTCTGCCGTCAGCCTCTTTTGGTATTCCATGAACTACTATCGGGTTTGGACAATATCCTTTCGACTTGATATATGGCGCTCTATTACTAAACATAAATTACTTCTTTGCTATTACTGCTTCGTATCTCTTTTTATTAGACTTTAGCTTCTCTAGGAAACTTAATTGTCTATCACCCTTAATAACTCCGTCCGCCCGTGTTTTGTCATCTATATTGCTCTGCAAGTCCTTAATATTAGCCCTCAAAGCGTTAATAGCCTTTACCGTTTTTTCTATCCCCGTAGAAGTTGTTTCCGCCTCCAATAACTCTGTTAGGCTATCTATCTTATGCTGAAACTTAGTGATTAACTCTCTATCAGGGTCAAATTGTAGTGCCGTGTATTCCTTAATTGCCGCCAATACACGGGGCGTTTCAATAACATCGTGGGCATTTTCATTAAAGGCATGCCACATAGCCCGCCTCTTTCTCTCATGCTCAGGAAACTGCTTATACAAGCTATTGTAATCAGCATATAGCACTACATACAACATTTCCTCATGGCTGAGTAGCGAGAAAGTGTCCGACAACTTCACAACTTCGGGATGTAGCACCTCATTTGTGCGCTCATTTATTGCTATAAGGTAGCTCATTTCGTTTCTTTTATGTGTAACCTTGCTAGGTCGTAATGTAATCTTTTCTCTGTGGTAGCCTCCCGCATCAATAGCTTTAAAGCGTGTTCGCAGCAAAACTTAGCCATCAATTCACTCTTAGTGATGAGTAAATAATCAGCATACAGCTTATCCGCAAATTCAATAGGGTTACTTTCCATCTTTTACCTCCTCAACTACATAAGCATCCTCTCCCTTGAAGTTAGACCACCATGCTTGTAGTGATGCTAACTTGCTGCCGATAACAATATCGTTTCTGTCTGATACACCTACGATAAATCCGTTCTTGTCTACGTCAACCGTGTAAGAGTCCCACAAATTACCCGCACTACTTATTCTGTATTTTTTCATTTTAAAATACCTTGTTTTTTTAATTCTATTTCTACGCTAGTCCAGTCAACATAAGGCCTTCCAATAGCGATTGTTTCACCTTTATATGAAGGGTCAGGATGAGGCACTCGGTCTTGTGTTAATGGGCAACCTAAAGCTGCATCATCAATGTAAAGTTGTGCGTATGCTTTATGGCTTGTTGTCCAAGCATGCTGAGTAGGATTTGTTTGTATTCCGTATAATGGGATGCCGTTTGTTTCAAACCACGCAACAGAATCTTCAAGCTCCTTACCTGAGCGCATTGTGAAAAGAATCAAAAAGTGTCCAGCATCAACTATTTTTTTTAACACATCAGATGCTCCAATATTTCTTCCGATAAGCGGATATTCATGTGTGACACAAGTGCCGTCAAAATCTATTGCTATAATCATATATTCTGTATTTTTTCATAACACTTTTGCTCAACCGCTAACCTTGTTGATTTCTTTAATGGCATCTTCAACCGTTAAATTTTCATCCAAGCTAGCGAAGTGAGTCTTAGTAATCACGTTTTTATAACCGTAAAGAATTTTGTTCGTTTTCCCGAAATTCATCGGCTCAGTTGTTCTTTTGTATAAGAACTTACATTGGTTTAATAGTTTTTTCATTGTTTTTTGTTTTTAAAATTCATCTTCTATTTGTTCATATTTACGCCCGTCAAGTGCGGTAATAACCCTATTACTAAAATGCTCTAGGCAAAATTCTATCTCCCGCTTCATGTAATTAACGGGAATAACCTCGTTTTTATGCCCTACAACAACCCCATTTGCTATCTGTGGTATAACAAGGTCAATAAATAATTTCTCGCATTTATGGTTAGTTAATTGCTCAAATAAATAAGCATAAAACGACAACTGAAAGCCAATCTTTACATACTTAGTGTTCGGCAAGTAATCTAGTGGGTAATTCAAAAATCTCTGCCCCTTAGCCTCATAAGTCATGCCGCCCTCAAATCTCTTAAAGTCCGATATATGAAACGTACAATTCCTTCTGTTGCTAGTTAAACTCAATTTATCTATCTCCCCCGCCACTCGATAATCCTTACTAAACACAACTAAATCCTCATAGCACCTATGGTAATCAACATACTTCTTACTTACCTCTCTTACCACTTGCTCTAAGCCCTCACCTTCAGGGATAATCTTACCCGTTTGAGAATAAGCCTTTAGTGTTTTGTCTAATCTAGTCCCCTCATCTGCCGTTGCCTGCCATTTACCTAACACCGCCTCTTTAGTAGTGTCATCACGCTTAGCGGTGGCAGCAGCAATCATATTAGCATCAAACTTAGGGGATAGGAAAGAGAAAAATCTAGTAAAAGACATATACTCTCTCCCATCCTTATCAAAGTACTGATGAGTGTCCTTGTCTAAATAGACATCGTTACTAAACAGCGTGTGTACCATTAAAACGCAGCGTCCTCTAAATCACTATCATCTACTTCCACCTCTACGCCATGTTCAGCAGCAGCCTCAGCAATAGCTTCCTTGTCTAATTTAAAGTCATCAGGTAGCATTACAAATCCTCCCATGCCTTTCTCCACTATCTTAGTTACAAAGTCCTGCATCTGCTCCGCTGTCATTCCCTCTAAGCTACTAATAGCATCATCCTTATGTCTAGCTTTCAAATAACGCTCGATTAATTCCTTGTCCTCAATCTTTACATTACCACGCAAATACTCGATAGTTTCCTCAGCAATACGCTCTACAATAGCACGTAAGTCCTCGTAATTATCGTAATCGTCCTGCATCTGTATCTTATGACTCTTTAGCGGAACTACTTTGCCATCACACACCTCTCTTTGTCCGTGTAATACAATGCAATCTAAGTCACATTCTACTGTGTGTACAATAGTTTGGTTGATGTAAGCGTCATTCACCGCCTCCTTGTCGCTGCGGATGTCGTAAATGTTTAAGATATGACCGCGCAAGTCCTTAAACAATTTCTCTAACCCCATGTGTACGGGATTTTTTGGATAAGTTTTATGCAGTACTATCTGCGACTTTCCACTCTTTTCTTCCTCTTGAAGAAAATGCACTTCGGCCCCCTTGAAACCTCCGTTGTTAAGGCTCACTTTTCTGATATTCATGTTTGTTGTTATTTACTATTTAAATAGATATTGACTCTCGTATTCGTCCTGCATTACCTAATTATTTGAGAATTGATATTCTGTTTCGCACTCCAAGATACGATAAACTTTCTTAATATCCTGCATTTTTACACCCTCTAAATCTAATCTAGTGATGCCATCCGCTGATACACTTAGCTTAGCCCCTAATATAGCTAATCTCTCTAATTGGTCTTGATTATAAATTACTTTCATTTTTCCTTACAGATTTGTGATAAATTATTGTTTCTTGTTTTCCTTACAGATTTGTAAGGATTGTGTTTGCTGTATTTCCACGCTTTTTCCTCCGCCATCTCAGCACCCGCAAATAAGCCCATCCATTCTAATCCATAGCGTAAATGCGCTGCTTTAGCCATTCTCCTATTCATGTAGCTACTATAATGCTCATCCCTTGTCATAACTCTACTCTTCCATTTCTAATATCTTGGCAATAGCCGCATCTAGACCCCTGTCTACGTTATTAAAAACAACATAATAATCTAATAGCACGTGGTGATACCTATAAAACACAACATCATAAACAGAATCATCTGTAATTATAAGTCTCCACAAAAATCGGCGGCGCAACAACCATGCGTTAATCTTTTTCCTCATGTCTCAATCAATTATAAGGGTCATCAAATAGGGTAACACCATCGTACTTATACTTATCGTACCCGTTCTTAGTTCTAAATATTATTAGCTGTGCAATCACCATCCCATTCGGGCGGATAGCATACGTAGCATCCCACCACTTAGCACCCTCATCAAATGCCCTCTCCTCCACAAACAAACTCCCATCTTTCCAACTCCCACTAAACAACTCCGCTAAACTACATTCAGTGCTTACATACAACTCAATGCTATACCTATATATTAATGTAGGTGTTATCATCCCTTTACCGCCTTTCCTATACTTCTTAAATACTCCATTGCCCTTATTTTATCCTGATATGAATTAGTTGGTTTAAATATACTCGTTTCTTCGCTATTCTTACAATCATCACACACCCTCGCTTTAGGTCTTAATGTGTTCCCGCATCCCCTTTTACAATAGCGCAATGGCTTTTTAACCTTCTCCTTAACGCTCTCAGGTAAGTAACAATAACTACAAGTTTCTCCGTAGAAAATCATGTCCGCAAATCGGCGGTTATTCCTATGGCAAGTAATACACACTTTCATATACCTAACATCTTCATTAACTTCTTTAACTCAGACTTATTCTTGACTACCCCCTTATACCCCTCCCAACTCTCCAAGATTACAGTCCAAATGATATTTCTCCTCATACTTATCAACAATCAATTTCCCCAATTCCAATACATGCTCCTCAACATCCACATAGTCTATCTTCATACCCCACAACTCAGCGGCATATTCCTCAATCAACTCCCTATCTAATCTAAAGCTAACCCTTCCCCACTCATCTCCCATCTCCTCCACCAACATCGCAGCCCTACCCCACATCTGATTATCCACTAACCACCCCAAAAACACTACACACGGTACATACCCGTAAGTAAAACAATTATCCCTTATCCAAGTCCTAAAATTCATATCTACTTCTTTTTACTCCCCCTCTTTACTAAAGGTTGCGGATTATGCCTCTTATCAACCCCCACCTTAACCCCAACAACATCCTCCAAAGTGGCAGAACCACCCCTCTCCATAACCAACTCATATACCCCAACCAACAAATCCAACTCCTTTTCCCCTATATGAAAATCACACAGCGCCGCCGCTATCTTCATGTACTCAACTTTCTTACTTATCATTTTTTACCCCCTGTCCTTTTTTAATTGTTCTCATCACTTCGTTCTTATTAACTAAAATATATTTATCCACTAAAACCCTTAAAAGCCGTACATTGTCCTTAAACTCAACAGCTTCCCTCCAATTCCATACCCTCAAATACATCAATACCCCCTACATTCAATAAAATCCCTTTCCTCATATACCCTTATACCTAACCAACCCCCTAAAGGTTGCAACAATTTCAAAAAATATCAATAAAAATTTTTTTCTATATTTTTTTTTACCCCACCCCCACATTTGTAACTATTCACCACAAAAAATTTTTTTCTATATTTTTTTGGCAAGGACACTATTTACCCCCTTTCCACGATTCACGATTGTCCTTCCTGTACGGGGGCTTGTTTTTGTGGCAGGTGGTTTTGGGAATGCTTTTTTTGGGAAATTGATTTTTTGCTGAGGTGTAGAAACAAAAAACCCTTACAGATTTGTAAGGGAATTAGTGAGGGTTATTTTATTACAGACTTGTAAGGGAATAGAGCTGAGATAGTTTAGAACTCGTCTTCTGTGGTTTGTTCGTTAATTGCGGTTAGTTCGGTGGTATCTATGATAGGTGTTGCTTCTGGTCCTTGTGTTTGTTCTGCCTTGTCTGCTAATACCCATGAGCCGTTAGGCTGTTTAATCATCTTTGCTGCCTTGTTCTTAGTGCTTGCCGCCGAATTGCTAGACTGTTTTTGCTCTGTTGGCTTGTTTGCTGTTTTAGCTTGTTTATAGCTATCTAATTGCGCCGCCGCTGGTGTAGCCTCATTTTTGCTATTTTGCGGCACAGGAGCGGCGGAAGTTGGATTAATACCATATCTACTAATCGTACTATTGTACGGCGGTATAATTGAATTACTGACAATTAATACCCCTTTGTTAGTTAGATATTCTTTAATTGCAGCACCTACAATGTAGTTAACACTTCTGTCTTGTTCTTCTGCATAGTTTGCGATAGCATCTAAATATTCCTGTTCAATGCTAAATGTTTTTGTTTGTTTCATTGTTACTTTTTGTTATTAATTGTTATTTATTATTATTAATTGTTATAACATGTTATATCATGATATATTGTAACATATTATAACATGACAAAGATAAACATTTTTTGTTACGTTTAGTTATTTATTGTCATTAATTGTTACGAATTGTTATTAAATGTTTTGCCATTCATACAGCTATATTACCGCTTACAAAGTATTTAAACCGCTCATGTAGTATTTCAAATAACCCCTTTTTTATACCTATCTTTGTTTAAGCAAATGAACAACAACACAAATACAGCCGTTTTAAGCCACTCAATTATCAAAGTGATATGTTTGTACCATTTGATGGGTAAAGTGCGCTTAGGATTGAAAAAAGAGGGTAAAAAAGGGTATTTTATTTTTTTGGTGGGGGTTATATAATCTTTCCACCGCATTATTTTGCAAGTTTGTTGGTGTTTGTGGTGTTTGGAGGGGTTGAGGGTAGAGGGGGATAAAATGGGTATTTATTAATTTAAAAACTAAATAGATATGATTAAGTTGATAATGTATAAAGCGGACGGGATGAGGTTCTGCTTTGATGCGATAAGTTTTGAACATGGGTTGAGTATTGCTAGGGAGAAGTGTTTTAGTATGGGGTTAATTGGGAGGTACTATGTTAGCTCTAATAGTGGCGAGTGTGTTTGGATTAATTGAAGGTTATTGCCGCCGACACCCTGAGCGATTTTTTTAACATTCCCAGCTCCGTTAATTATCCAACT